CCAGAACAACTTTTGCATGCTGCTCATTTGTTAGAGCACCTGGCAAAATCCATGACAGACTTTTATAAATTGAACTCTCAGCAAGTGGTGCAATATATTTACCAGAATCTTCACTAATGGTAAAACCACGTTTTAAAAAATCACATTCCTCTATTGAATCTCTCAATTTAGGCGGTTTTGTCTTATCAACACTATCAGTTAACAAAAAACCAAGTGCACCACAAGCTCTAGCAATGTTAACGTCATTATAAAACCGTAATGCAGTTTCGGACACCGTATTGATGTTATCATCACCAAAATTGCCCAATCTGCTATGTTTATAAAACAGCAATTCTGTTGGCGGAACACGTAAATACCAATCTGATACTGGCATGGCTAACTCCTCATTGGGTAAACCATGAAACATATATGCAGCTTCATATATCATTATTTCACGCGTACTCTCAGGTAGACTATTAAAAACTGATGTTCCAAGTCCACCAGAAGCTTGTTCTTCCGTAACAAAAACATCACCACATGCATGAACACCATGTCGTATATACATTGGTATCAAAGCCCATAATATTTTAATGTCACGATCAAGCCAACCACTACGACGACAATGCTCCCAACAAATTTCAGGACCAACAAAAGTCTCCCATAATTTATTGTCGTAATCTTTAAAGTCACCATTCTTGACCTTATGTTTACCAATGGCTTTCATCCATTTAGCAAAGGAATCCCATTCGTCACTAGTAGCATTAATACCAACCTTACAATCAAATACATCACGATGTTGCTGGCACCAAGCTAAATAAGGGCCAATGTACATACGCAACACAACTAAAGCTGCCAATTGACTACCAGAAAAAACTCTAACACGTGCTTCATCATTCTTACTCTTCTTAATGGGCTCATCTTTCAAAGACCAGGTAAACAACTGCATTGGTGCAATACCCAGTTCCAATTGGTCCAACATGAACTCTATATCATCATACACTTCCAATGGCAATTTCAAATCCCTACCTGGATCACCAAACACTCGTTCACGTTTGGGTCCACGGTATGGATAACCACATGATGAATTCAAATTCATTGGTTGTAAACCCGCTGATTGATCACCAATTATCGCTTGATCCAATGAATATGGCTTTGGCACATCACACCTACGCAAATTCCACATATTCTCAATCACTTGAGTTTGAGCTCTACGTAACAAAGGCAAAGATGTAATTTGAGGTGTAGTTAATACTGAACTCAATTTAACCAAGTAAGGATTCAGCCATTCACCAGTTATTGCGTCAATCCTTGGTGCAAAAATTGGTCTAGTGATATTTGGTATATGATGTGAAAAATAAGGATGCAAAATTGACTCACGTACACTTGCCTTATTAATACCACCTTTATGACTAACATCAGTACCTAATAACGCAATGGGTAAATTTCTAGTACCTAAATTAACAACATGCTTAAGTATAGAATTTTCCTTAAAAGCTTCAATAGGAATCCTTCTTCGTGAACACATTTGATCCGAAACCGGTTGTTCCGCAACTGGCAATGGTTGTGTATCATCAAACGAACTTAATAGGGTTATAATCTTTAAATCAGCCAATTGGAACACACCTGCCAAATTGGGTGTGATACCGCGATGTATACCCAAAATGCCAACTTGATTAGCCAACTCAAATACTATAGCTGAACCACTACAACCATCTTTACAAACGCCTGCATCTAATTGCGTTTGAGTAGGTTTATAAGAAAAAGGGCTAATCATACCACCCTGGATTGGGACTGGACTCCAATCTACATCTAACTCAAATTTATCAGCAAAGGTTAACATGTAAATCTTAGGCTTACCAGCTATAGTGCCATTGGTATGAATCCAACGTGTCAAATCTTTGGTATACCTCAAAGGAGAGCCTATACGTATAACACAATTGTCGCTTGGGAGACCAACACGTAAAACATTCTTCTGTTCAATATGGAAGTCAAAGATCCTACCATCCCGCTGTCTAACTTCAAATAAAAATACACCATCTTTAGGAATACTATGATTATTACACCAAATATTACCCAAAATTTGAACACCAGTGGCACGATTATTATTTACCTTAATTTGAACAACCTGGGCATGGATATTATTCATAACAGATGGCACAATATTCGGGGCAATAATTGGTGTATTAAAACCAACAAAGGTAGCCCGTTTCCAAACATCACCTTTTGGTTTGCCAAAATCTGGCACTGAGGGCGGAACAGATAGTCGAAGATTTAATTTGTCATGCGCCATTTGAACATCACTTGGAATCGGATCAAACGCAACCTGATCCTGAATGTTCATTTTAGATGACATGCGCCAAAGTTTATATCCAACCAGCAAACCAGAAATAATAGTTATTGGCACAATATTCTTCCAGACATCATCAGTTACCTTCCTACGATAATACTTTCCAATATTTTGCATATGTTTGATAACAACACGTTCAGTAAAAGTGTCAAAACCATGCACAGTTAAACCTGAACCTTCAACAAATATACCAAAACGGGTACCAAGGTAAACCATCAAACAATTAAGACGGCTACAAATGAATGAATACAATGCGACCGCACCTGAGTTATCAGCAACCTTCTGAATTGCTATACCAGATATGTCTGGTTCAATTGTAAACATCATGTACAATAAAAAATAACTCACGAACATATGGTATATAACACTATATGCAAATGGTAAAAATAATGACATAAGGTGCACAGAATCAGCCAAAAACCAAAAATCTTGTACAGGATAAATCACATGTTCAGCGACAATGAGAGCAAATAATAAAACACAAACAGAACCAAATGGTAAACTATACAAAGCTAAAGATTTACAAGCCTCCTCAACAACTGGTACTGTCACCAATAATGAATAAATAGAATTACCAGAAGCAGTAGGAAAATGCTTCTGAGCTAAATCATTCACTAAAGTTGGATACCAGAAAAAAGTAGGCAATCGCCTATTAACCCTAGCAAGTGAACAAGTTCTACAAGTGTAGTCAAGAACACCATGCTCACACCTAACAATAGTTGTCATTTTAGCCAAATATTCACGATTGCGTTGATCCTCTTCCACACAAAAAGGTAACAACCATGTATAAAAATCAGCCTCAGCTGTATTACCATTAAAGGTCTGCGCAAATACAACATGATTAGTAGCCCCACGTGGGCGTTTAATTTGTACTTTCAAAGTTTGTGAACCATCATCTTCCAATATGACTTCAACACATATCGGAAAACGTCTTTCCAATGCCGCTTGTGACACAAATAATCCTTGGGCTATACGTTCACTATTAGAAGTCGCAATAACCAATTTAAAGTTAGCAAACATCTTACCCTTATCAGCTAAGTCAGCCTGATTCAACATCTTAGGCGACATACCAGGAATACCAATAATGGTTTCAATAGCCTCAGGTGGGATTTTAGCAGGATCTATTTGACCCAAATCATCCAAGAAAAGTACCTGTTGATCAAGCATAGCATCCCAAAACTTTGTAGACATATCTTTACAATACATATTGCCCTTAAAACCCAAACGTTCACCTATTGCGTTTGCAAGTTTTTGGGCCATACTGGTTTTACCCCCACCTGGATTACCCCACAATATAATACAAACTGGTGGTTGTCGCCAAACAAACATATTCTGCGTAACTTTTGCAGTCTTATAAACCATGTCCAACTGTTGCAATCTGTTATTAATAGCAAAACACGTATGTGGAGAAAATTTCTGAAATCGCTTGACTAGTAATTCCCCCTCCATAGTACTCTCTTCTAAATGACGCATCAATCGAATATGCTTCATATGCACTTCTTCATTTGGCAAACTAGGAAAAGTTGTTATTATCTCTCCTGGTGTTCGACCCGAATTACAAAGCTTATCAACACGTTGAATCCACTCATAACCGGGATCCTGATTGCCAAATAGCAAACCAACATCTTTAGCCTTCATAGCGGGTATCACCCTTGTTATCATCTCAATAGTGACATCCAAAAGACGTGAAGCAGAGTCAATGGCTTCAGCTTTATTCAACCAAGAAAACAATATATTCTTCTCAATATCAATCCCAGTCAATGCTAATAAAGCTGTCATTGGACCGATACTACAAAGACCTTTAAGCTTTGTCCAAATTGGGCTATCAATGATAAAAACTGAATTCTCACCACCAAATATCCAATTCAGCAAACGGGTAATAGCAGGATGATTTTGATCGCGCACAGGGGCATCAGACTCTGGCATAGTATTAGCTGCACATGTGGGGTAGCCAAAAATAATCTTACCTTCGTGTTTACAATATTGAATACCATTGTAAACACCAGCGGCGACCAAACCCCCGACTTCACAAATATATTCAATTAAATAAGCCCCAAGTATTTTAAGTACTTCAGCAATAGTACCAACAATACTAGAAATTTTAACCTTCCAAACTGCAACCAAATAACTAGTAAATCGAACAACAGCATTTAACATACTACCTTGACCAATGATCGCATTCCACACTGGGGTTAAAGCATCATACAATGAAACTGCATGAGCAACCATTGTGCCAGCTTCATCAAATAAATCTGAATGTTTATATGAGTCAACACCATCACACAATACATCAAAAATGTCATCGGTTACACCCTTTCGTGGTTCAGCAAAGGTTTGTCGAGGTACACCCATTGGATCACCAAGCGGGTCACCAAGAATTGGGCCACGCATATCTCGATGAAATTGTTCAAGATTATGGTGCTCATAGAAATCTCGCTCCACATCTATATCGTGGAAATGCACATGTTTAACTTTAGGTAATTCTTCCTCTAAATCATCTTCATCTTCTTCGGGAATTGGATAAATTTGCTTGCGAAAACCCCCTGGTATAATATCTGGAAAAGCAGGAACACTTTTAACCACATCCTCAACAAAAGGTTCTGTGGCACTAGATATTGGTTGTGTATTACAACGCAACATTTGATCATGCACACGAACATGTGCCAATTGCTTTTGTCCATCTATAGAACCAACATCATGCAACGTCAATATCTGATTAAACCAGGCATGTCTTTCCTCTGGCTCAACATTAGGATTACAAACTTTTAACTCATGCTTATAATTCTTATACATACCTCTAGAATAATAATACCCCAAATTATCCATGGAATATGGTAAATCTTGTTCAGACAAACTCCGTTTAAAACGATGATAACCACGACACTCTGGTATCATCCTATTATTCTCCCAGTCAGTCATGATATAAAATGCATTCCAATAATTAACATGAGGACCATCAAACATCACTAACCGATCACCACGTGTTGAATATCTAACTGCCATTATAGCATCAAATGCACGCCAATCACGTAGATCATAACCATACATATCCATCAAATCTTCGACTTCCATCATAGGTACGCGTGAATTATCAGTTGAAACCGACAAAGAATCCACCTCACTACCATACCAAACTATACAACGTTCAGCCCATTCTACTGTCCATTGCTTCCACCACATAGGTATACGATTAAAACGCATAATTCTGAAACACAATAAATTCAAACCGTCATCTAAATCATCATGTTCCCAATCAAGCTTCTTGATCAACATCCAGAATTGCTCATTCTCCAAATCGAGCACTGGTTGTCGAATATCTTGTGGAATACATACAGTTCTTGTAATCAAGGGATTGCCATAAAGGAAAATTACGTAACGGGCATCATCATCTGTATGTAAAGTTTGAAAATGGATTAATTCACCATCAGAATTAAAAAACTCAGGGTCAAACTTCCCTTTTGCCAATTTCCTTCTCCGTGGCATACGGATTGTATGTTGTTTAAAGTGGTTATAATGCATATCACGCTTAAATTTAAGTCGACGTTCATGCTTAATTTCAAGCGGTTCTGCATCAAACTCACCATTCCAACAACGCGCGTTATAAATTGTTGAGGATGTACTTCCTCGCCTACGTCTGCTAACGGCAACAGACCTACCAACTTTATCTTGATTTGGATTAAAATTGGTTTGCGTAGGTTTGAGCATCTTCTCCACAGATCGCTCTTTAAATTTCTTGTGTAGCTTGCTAACTTTATTCTCACAGTGGGTTGTTTCTGTATTTTGTGAATTCATGTTAATTGTTTGGGTTGTGCAGTACATTTGAATTTATTATTTTCGAAAAATTTATAGATATCTAACTTCAAAGAATATCCTCTGTATAAGCTACAGGAGACTAAATTTGTGGCTTCAAATATGTGGTTATCGTAACTTCCACACACTCTACTTCTACCATTTGTGAACTAGTAGGATCTTCCACGCGCTTATCTTGTTAAAGACCTCTTCCTGAAGGGCAAATTCATGTCCTATTCGGAGCGAGGTTAAGTCTCACAATACAGAGTCATTTCATCAAATCCATTAAATAACATCTAAACCTGCTACTAATCTATGTTTTTAAACGTAGTAAAACATCCCGTTCAAAGGGAAAAACTAGCAACGCACATATAGTGGGTTAGGATTGCAAAGAGATTCTACTGCTCTCTACAATGTCAAAGACATTGTTCTTAAACAGAACATGTTTCCAGTACGAAACATACCTAAAAGCTGAGGTGGAATTAACCACCATTTGTTAATCATGACCATCTTCAGATAATGGAGGTAAAGAGGAATCATCAACTGGTTGCAATGGGGCTAAACCAACTGGTTCAACTTTACGAATACCAAGTGCATACAAAATAGGAACGCCCGTCCAAGTATGTAAAGTAAAATCTTCACCAGCTGAATACACAACAGTGAATGTATTACTTGAACCAGAAGTACGAGTCCAAACCATAGCACCAGGTTCACGATTCTTAGCACCGGGTGTAGCATCTTGATCGAAGGGCATATAAGTATAATAACTAGCCTGCAATTGCTGCCAAGGAATAGCATAAGTTATTTCCTGGAATGTGGTATGAAACAGTTGTAAAGCATCACCAGTATCCATAAAGTAACTATCTGTACGATGGGCAAAATCACTCAAATCACCAGTGACCCCCTTAATGAATAGCCTTTTAGCGGTGAATAAATTTGCTCTTGCTGCATTAATTTTCGTAACATCGCGAGTGTATAAACGTACACGAGTAGAGCCACGAGCACCACGAAACGCCAAGCCAAGCCAACCCATAAACGTCCAGGTGATGTACGGTTGTACAGTTCCCCCAAGAGTCTCATAATAGCCTGGTTCAATTGGCCACCATGGGGTAAATTGGTAGGAAAAAATGTTGTCACTAACTGAATCAACTGTAACGTCAAGTGATCGAGTACCTCGTTTACATAAGGGACGAAAAGAATTAAACCGTTCACCAACGTACATAGAGTTAACATTATTATAGGCACTAGTACCAAAAGTTGCGGTGATAATTGTATTCATATTGGCGTCCTGAGTGGATTGATGATCAACAAGAACAGCAGCTGTCATCAATTGCGCATCAGACATTGCACCTTCTGTAAGTGGGTATAGCGTAATAGTAGTATATGGATCTGTATCATCAATAACCTGGGCTGGAGTGCGAGAAAGCTTACTTATAGTTTCAAGGGTAGGTTGACATAATTCAAAATCATCTCCTGCTTTAATCTCCACAAGAAAAAGAATATCTGCAGCTGCCGCAGGCACCTTAAGTTGATCAACAACAACACAACGTAAAATACCATTAGAATACTGCATAACAGTACTCTCAGTAGCAGTATATGGAAAAAGAGAAAATTGCTGATAGGGGTGTTGAACTCCCCAAGTAACTGTTATCTCAACCTCAGTTGTGGAGGCTAAATCCACAATCATATTATAAGATGAATTTGTAACCTCTTCTGGAGTTGTAGTAACAACCATTGGTGTCCAATAAAAACGAACACGACCACGATGGTACTTGGAGGCAATAAATGTAATTTTGTAAGTAAGGGAACCTCGCCAAAAACGATATGGCATAGATCCAAAAGCCAATGGTGTAAAAGCATGCTCACTGGTATTACCATCAGTATAAAACAAACCTGGTGATACTGGTACTGAAAACAAAGTGGCATCAACAGCAGTGGTGGTAGTCCAAGTGCCAAAACGAATAATACCATATCGACCAACGACATTTTTAAATGACATAGGGTCATTAGCATCACTAAAAAGTCGAGGATCCATATCAACAGATTGCTGTGGATCAAGAGTGAGACTACGAAATTGATCGACCCCAGCATAAGTTGAAAATTGATTAAAACCAACGGTAGTTATATTACTTGGGTCTTGTGGTTTAGAAAAACCAAACAAGCGAGCAATTTGTGAAATTGCACCAGAACCAATAGATATAGCATGGGCAAAAGGACCTATAAAAGGTATATCTTTAAGAGTAGCAGTAGCCTTGGAAATAGCAGAGGCTGGCAAACTTATATAGCCCGAACGAGCCTGAGTTTTCTCAGACTGAAAAACCACAGGCACAGGCACCCCAAAATCAATATCCTCAAGATGCATGGATACAGTCATTTGAAAATCTGAAGCACCACCAGTCAAAGCATCACGTGGAACAATAACTTTAACAAAAGTTACACGTGGAAGATTAACAGAAACTCCAGCATACAACTCATGGAGATCCCAATAAGGTTGTGTTTCCGTATAAGGCATTTTAATAAGATATTCCCCAGGACGAGCTGCATCCAAAGGTATATGTGTCATACCACCATAGTGAATAATTTCAGAAGTAGTAGATCCAGTGGATGAACGTTGAGAATCATTATATGTGAATGCAACAATTGAACGACCATAAACATAAGGTCCAGCAATGACATTAATACGTAAACAAACAGTAGCACGTATTAAATGATAATTCCACCACTTACGAACTAAAACAGGGAGAAGAAAATAATCAGTAATAAGATCAAATTCTTCCACTGCAGCCATAGTAGAAACTGAATATTGAGCAATTTGTGTGTCTCTACTAAAATGTGACATAATGTCAGTAGTAATAGAATTATTAACTCCAAGAGAATTCATAATAGTTGGAGCACCTTCAGATTCATTAACAGCAATACTAACGAAGGTTGAATTAGTATTGGTTTCATCAGTTTTTTGTTGTCCAGCAACTGAAACGCTGGGTGAAATAGATTGAATTTCGGCAGGTAAAAAGGTGTCGGTGATAATTATACCTATTAAATCACCCCAGAAAATAATATGGTTCGGGAAACCATTCCCATTAGGGTATCCGTTTTTACAATATAAATAATATTTTCAAAATAAATATATCGCATCAGAGCATGATGAGGCCATAT